GTGTCCTTCGTGATTGCAATGATGATCTGCAACAGAAGGACGATGCCTCCAGTGAACTCCAATGTGTTGAGCGTTGCCTGGATGAGGAATGTGAACATGGTTTGCTCCTAGTTAGGCTTTAGGTGATTGCAGCCGAAAAGTTCAAATGAGTAGGACTTGTCCTATCGTCGTGAACTATCGAGTTGAAATGAAAAGAGCCACCCGAAGGCAGCTCTTTAGATGTGAGTTGGAGGAAGGATCAGCTGTTCGCAGGCTTCGCTTTGGCTTCACCGAACGTCGAGCGAGGACGCTTCGAGTCGATGTCACTGTGCTTGCGTTGCTCAGCTTGGCGACCAGCATCGGTCAACTTGCGAGCCGCTGTGTGCGTGGCCTGCAAGTAGATCTGGCTTTGGGTCAGGACACGCTGATGATTCAGCTGAGATGCCTTGACTTCGCTGAATTGCTTGTCAGTGGCGTTGGCTTTGATGGACATGGAGTTCTCCAATGAGGGTTGATGAAATGAGGCGAGTTGCCCAGCATGCCCTCGGTTAGAAGGGCATGCGGAGTTCTCAGATTAGAACTTGAGTTCCTTGGTGAATGGGTTGTTGCCGGGAGCGATGTCGGCCACTTCGTCATTGACACGACGGAGTTGGACCGACAGGTTCAGCATGACCTCTTCGCCAGGCATCAGCTGTTCAGCACGGGCCAAGATCTGGTCCATGAGGATGTTGCGTGCCGATTGGAAGGCAGCAAAGTCCTGATTGCGGGAGTTGGTGGCCAGGCGCTCTTGGCCGTCCAGAGGAATGCCGGCAGGCAGCGAGACGAACTTGGTGCCACCGGTGGTTTCATCAGCAACGCCAGAGTCGTAGCCGATATTCAGCCAGAACTTGGCCTTGGGACGATCGCCGGAGTTGGCCTTGCCGCCGACAGATGTCGTGGGCTTGGCAGCACCGAAAGTGCGATGAAAGTCGATGCCGGAAGCGGAGGATGCGTTTGCAGTGGTGGACATGATTTGTTCCTTCAAGGTGATGTGAGAGATGGAATGTGGAATGCTGACAACCAGCAAACCACCAAAAGACGCGCAGCGTCAGTGACCTAGCCGAGCATGCTCAGCCAGTGTTTGGTGCGCAAAGCGATGATGCGCATGCGCTCCTCGTAGGGTGTGGAGGAATCGAACAGTCGAGGAGGTGTGACTGGGAATGGCCATTCGAGGATTGGCATTTGAGGTGTCCTTATTGGTAGGTGAGTTTGGCGTGGACAACACGGAAGGTGATGAGATCACCGTCGATTGTGCTGTCGATGTAGCTGTTGCCGCTGAGGGAAACAGCAAGGAGAGGGCAGCCTTCGATGTCGATGCCGACGTAAAGCAGGCCATCGGATCCCTCATAGAGCTGGCCATGGGCCAGCAACTGCTGAGGAATGGGATGGGTTATGGGCTTCTCTTTGAAGATTTGAAGGGACATGGGACACTCCTATTTATGTCTAAAAGACTGCAACTTAGTTGCAATGAGTTGAGAACTCTTGACCCATGCAAGCAGGGTCAAAGAGTGCAGCGTTGGTGATGTAGAGCCCTGCCAGAGACAGAGCAATCACGATGACGCAGATGGTCAAGAGCATGGGACGTTTGTTCATGATGGGTAGTCCTAGTAGGCCTATCTTTGGGGTGGGATCAACCTACCCTGGTGAGGGATAGGTTGAAGGGCGAGCTTAGTCTGCTTTCAGCAGGGATGCCAGCTCGTCGTAGGCTTGCTGATAATGTTTAGCATGTGCCTCACTCTGTTTGGCGAATGCTTCCATTTGGATGCGGGATTCTGCCAGTTCTTGGGACTTCTCTTGATGGAGAGTCTTTTCGAAGATGGCATTGTCCAGCTTGGAGCGGACGTTCTGACGCAGTGCTGCATCAGTGACGAACTTGTTTGCCATACCAACAGCGGAGTTGATGGCAGTGAGAGCACCAGTGGCGGTATTGGCAGTTGTTTGCACAGCAGCCAGGATGGAGCCAACGGTCATGCGTGAGTTAGCGACGGACATGTGATGTACCTCAATGTAAGTTGGAAGAATGGATCGATGATGATCCCTATAAGACGCGCAGCGTCAAGGAATGATGGGGTAGGGTGTGTGGTCGATGGATAACGATGGGGGGGGGGGTATTTAGTGTGGGGTGTGGTGTGTGGTGTGGATACCCCACACCCGTACATACATGTGACCCAAATCAGTATGCCCCCTATATTTATTCTGAGGATCCATCTACTACCGAGGTATCTTAGAGGAGAATCAGCCCCTTTCTTTCTTGGTTCATGCCAGAGGCATTCCCCACAAAAATATATTGAGGGAATCTATAGGGGCGAAGGCTTCTCTCGGAGGACAGGGCACAAGCCAGCCACCTGAGCGCAGCGAAGGTGGGGGTGCCGTGTACTGGGGGGAGTGAGAAGGCTGAGCGCATGAAAGAAGGGAGACCTTCACAGATCCCCCTTCAGTGCCACAGCAGGACGAGAGGAGCCTCCCCTGTGACAGTAGCTGTTAACCCACCTGCTACTGGGGCATGGCGCACACTTCCTTCACAAGAAGCAGGTCCAGTGTAGCGGAGCCCCTTGGCCGTAGGCAATAGGGGACACCATCTCTTGTCTTCAATTTCTGAAGGAGATTTACAAAGGGTGTGATAGAGTTTAGACTGAGTATCGTCAGAAGACAACCCTCAACCTATATTGGAGAAGACCATGAACAGCGCACACGACCTGACCGAAGTCCAGATCAACAACCTGATTGCTCTGGGCACAGCCCCCAAGGTGGAGGAGCATCAGATTGAAGCCCTCATCGTCAAGGAAGACTTCCACCAGTTTGAGGGCACGACCCTGATCACCTGCGTGTTAACTTTGAAGAACGGCTACACCGTGAGCGGTGAGTCGGCTTGTGCTGACTCAGCCAACTTCAAGGAAGAGACCGGCAAGGCCCTGGCCCGCAAGGCGGCCAAGAACAAGATCTGGGCACTGGAAGGCTACGTGCTGAAGAACAAGCTGGCTGAGGGCAAGATCCTCAAGGAGACGACCCATGTGGAGCGCATGGTCACCGAGCTGGCTGAGCTGACAGACAAGGCCGAGAAGCTGAGCATCTTCACCGAGACGAGCCGCTTCATGATGCTGTCGCTGATTGAGCAACAGGATCTGCATGAACAGCTCCATGCCATGACGATCTACCAGAACGTCCTGTGCCGTCGTCTGGAGCGGGCTCAAGACAAGAGCTGAAGAACACCCTGGGGCATCGCGCCGCAGGCGCGAGCCAATCCGGGATTGGCGAGCCCCTCTTACGACATAAGTTGGAAGTAGAACATGCCCGATTACTTTGACCCGTTCGGCGAGTACGACCACATCAAGGCACTCCCCATGGCTGAGGCCGTGGCCCGAGCCAAGGAGATTGAGCTGCAGGTGCTTGCATTGCATGCCGAGATTCATCGGGAGATCCAGATGCAGGAGTCGACGGTGGACAGCCGCAAGGCCGGCCGTGCCAAGATCAGTATCCTCCAAGACGAGATGAAGTTCTTGCTGATCCGTAGCGCACTGGCGAGCTAAATAGGAAGACGACCATGACATTGACCGTAGCTGACGTTGCCAAAGCCCTGCCCCCCACCCTGAAGGGGGCAGCCACTCAAGCGTTCGTTGACCAGATCAACAACATCGTGACTGATCCGGAGGTGGCCCAACATGTGCGGGACAACTTCATCAGCTACACCAAGGTCCTGCAGGACGGGAAGTTCAAGACCGAGGACTACCTGCATGCGGTGACCTACGTCAGCTTCAAGCTCATGGGGCTGTCCAATCAGGATGCCTACTTCAGGACGTTTCCCGCCCGGCACGCTCGGTTGGTGGCGGCCGGCACTGCGTCGAAGGACATTGCTGCCTACGTCTCGGGGTACAACCGAGGCAAGTTGGTGAACCTGATCCTGGAGCAGAGCCTGGTGCCCACCTGGGTCCTGAACCAAGACATCTTCCAGAAGGCCATCAACACACAGGCTGACCTGATGGCCAATGCCCAGAGTGAGCTGGTACGCACTCAGGCGGCCAACTCCTTGTTGACTCACTTGGCCAAGCCGAAGGAAGCAGGCCCACTGGTGAACATCGACATGCGTGAGAGTTCTGGCATGAACGAGCTGAGGGACACTCTCACCAAGTTGGCCCAACAACAGCAAGCCCTGATCCAAGCCGGCGTGACCACCAAGTCCATTGCTGAACAAGACATCATTGATGTGGAGGCCAAGTAATGGCAGCTCTCATCAAACAAGACCTTGATCTGTGGTTGGATCAGGTCAACTATGCGGACATCAACAGCTCGCTGTATCTGCCCTCCGAGTTCGCACTGACGTTCATGAACTTCATCAAGCTGGTGAACGGGAGCCAAGGAGAAAGCAACAAGACTCCGGCAGTTCACCTGAAGATGTTGGACAAAGTTGTGGGGCCGAGCGACTACATCGCCAACCTCTGCTTCCGTGGTGCAGCGAAGACCACACTGTTCATGGAATACTTTAGTCTGTTCCTTGGAGTGTTCCATTGTCTGCCTGGCTTTGGTGCCATTGATGGGATGATCTACGTCTCAGACTCGATGGACAACGGCGTCAAGTCAGCACGGAAGAACATTGAGTTCCGCTACAACAACAGTGAGTTCCTGCAACAATGGATCCCTGAAGCCAAGTTCACGGACGCCTACATCGAGTTCAAGAACCGATCGGGCGAGATGCTGGGCATCAAGATGTTCGGTGCCAAGACTGGTCTGCGTGGTACCAAGATCTTCGGCAAGCGGCCAGTCATTGCCATCCTTGATGATTTGGTGAGTGATGATGACGCCCACTCCAAGGCGGCCATGAACACCATCAAGGACACGGTCTACAAGGGTGTGAACCACGCACTGGATCCAACTCGCCGGAAGGTCATCTTCAACGGTACCCCCTTCAACAAGGAAGACATCCTGATCGAAGCTGTCGAGTCTGGTGGCTGGGACGTGAACGTCTGGCCGGTGTGCGAGAAGTTCCCATGCAGCCGGGAGGAGTTCGTCGGTGCCTGGCCTGATCGGTTCAGCTTCGACTACATCCAGAGCCAGTACGACTTGGCTGAGA